CTGTTGGTTTTTAGCTGGAAGGGCGAGAATAAAATTCCGATTGAACATCCCCAAGGTTTGATGGAGTATGCTGGCGAGCGACAGATACCAAGGGAGCTTTTGAAGTACAAGGGATGGAAGGGGAAGCAGACCGAGAATAGATATTCGCACTGGATTTGGAGGCAGTATGCCTCAGCGTTCTGGGACGACATTCGGTTGGAGCGCGTCCTACCCTTTCGGGAGGCACGGGAGCCTGATGATGAGAAGCATGTCCACCCCCTTCAGCTAGACGTAATCGAGCGGGTTTTGGTTCTTTGGTCTAATCCGGGCGAGACGGTGTTGACCCCGTTCTTAGGAGTTGGGTCAGAAGCCTATGGTGCGGTTTACAATAATCGAAAAGCGATAGGGATTGAGCTAAAGCCTTCCTACTTCAAGCAGGCGATCAGAAATTTGGCTGAGGTGAAATCGGAGCGCCGTCATGCCGAGTTTGCAATGTCATGATTAAGCACGAAAGCGTTATCCGTTCTGTTGCGATGGCGGGCCGCGTATCTCGCTACAGCACTTGGCCCACCATCCGCCAACAATCCGTTGGTGAGCACTCCCACCGGGTAGCGATGATCTACCTTCAGCTCTTTGGCCAGCCGCGCGCCGGGGTTCTGATCTACATCCTCCAGCACGACCTAGGCGAACTCTTCGCGGGAGATACACCTTTCTATGCGAAGCGGGAAGTTCCCGCTCTCAAGGAGGCAGTCAACCTAGCCGAGACGGAAGGGCTCAAGACCATTGGTATACAGCAGCCCACCCTCACGTCAGAGGAATGGAAGCGGTTCAAGATATGCGATCTTTTGGAGATGTACGAATTCGGTAAGATCGAATACCGGATGGGTAATGAGTATGGAAATATTGTCAGTCGGAATATTGTAGCTGCGTTGCAGACGATGTGTTCGGGGGTTGAGTTGGAGGGATACGTGAATAAGCTCTGGTCTGGGGAAGTTACATGAAAGTCTTTTGCGTACAGAATGTCAATCAGGCGCTCCAGGAAGGCCTGGAATATATCTACCAGGAGGGTGTGCGGGAAGATAGCCGTGCCGGTCCCGTTCTGGTCTCGCCTTGTCCGGTGACGACGGTTTATCAGTGTCCGCAAGAGCGCGTTCTTTTCTCGAAGGCTAGGGATGCAAATCCATTTCTGCATCTCTTTGAGAGCCTTTGGATGTTGGCTGGCCGAAATGATGCGACTTGGTTGGACCAGTTCGTAGGTGACTTCTCCAGTAGGTTCGCTCAGCCTGACGGTACACTTCATGGCGCTTACGGCTTCCGGTGGAGGAGGCACTTCGATCTGGAGGGAGGGGGCTCTGCCTATCTTCCAGATCAGTTGGAAACTATTATCCAGCTTCTCAAGAAGAACCCACAGGATCGGCAAGCGGTCCTGAGCATGTGGGACCCCGCCGCTGACTTGGGCGTAGAGGCTTTGCGTGACAGGCCGTGTAATACACATGTCTATTTCCGAGTGCGTAAAGAGCCCGACTTTGACATTGAGGTTTCACCAATTGTTATAGTGCCGCACTATAAATTAGTGCTGGATATGACTGTCTGCTGTCGGTCTAATGATTTAATTTGGGGAGCCTATGGTGCAAATTCCGTTCACTTCTCTGTGCTTCAGGAATACCTGGCGGCGCGGATTGGCGTTCATATCGGTAAATATTACCAAGTGAGTAATAACTACCACGCCTATCAGGACATGCTTGATAAGCTGGAGGAGAAGGGGATTCTGGAAGAGGGGTACGAGAAGGAGTACCCCGCCGAAGTCACTCCTATCGTTACTCACCCAGAATTCTTTGATCGAGACCTCGATAACTTCTTCAAGGGTGGGATCGACTATGTCAACCCCTTCTTCAAGAAGGTAGCCGTCCCGCTCTATTGGGCGCACCGGAACTGGAAGAAAAAGAACATTAAGTCGGCTCTGTTCTTCCTTGAGCAGATGCCTGATTGCGATTGGCGGTTGGCGGCTCAACAATGGATGGACCGAAGGCTCCGTATGTCTCAGTCAAAGGAGAGCGCAACGTGAACGCGAACGATCCGAGCTTGGTGCCAGCACATTATCAGTCGGCTGGGGGGTATATCCATTGGGATTTGGTCATTGCGACGGACTTAGGTTACCTTGATGGGAACTGTTCGAAATACGTGGCGCGATGGCGTAAGAAGGGGGGTCTTCAGGATTTGCAGAAGGCTTTGCATTACATCAATAAGGCAATCGAGTGTGATTTGTCTTGGCCGGAACGGATAGCTAGTACTATTGGTTTTAATGAAGTTGAGGCCGATAAGTTTGCTGAGGCTAACCAGCTTTCTCAGCTTGAGCAGCTGATTGTTGCCGCTCTCGTAACTTGGGAAAATGAAGATGACTTGATCAAGGTGCGAGACATGATCCTCCTGCTCATGGAGGAAGCGCAGCCGCCCGAACCCAAGCCCGTCCCAGTAGAGGACAGCTCTCGCCATGCTGAACGAATCGCAGATAAGACAGGCTGGTAGATGACGGACCGTGAATTACTGCAACAGTGTTTGGCAGCTTTTGAAGCCATTTCTACGGCTTCTACTAGTCGGAAGTTGCTTAAGTTGTTAGGCAATTCGCCAGTGGTGTATGCTGGAACTGGTCCGCATTTGTTGGCGGCGGAAATGTCGCGTCGTCTTCGGACGCATTTAGGACTCCCAGAAAAATGAAACTCAATCGTGAAGCCTTTGTCGCCGTTCTGGAGCAGGTCAAGCCCGCGCTCGCGAGTGCGGGCTCCATCCCGGAGCTGAAACACGTCTGGCTGGATGGCAAATACCTCTATGCTTATAACGGTGCGCTCGGTATCCGGGTCGATTGGGCGACTGAGCTACAGCCTTGTGGTCTGCTCGGCTCGGTGCTTCTTGGCTTGCTCCAGAATACGTCTGCCAAGGAGATCGAAGTTACGCAGGAAGCTGCGTCTCAGCTTGACCTCAAGATGGGCCGTGCCTCCGCCACCGTTCCGTTGATGGCTATCGATCACAACCCCTGGCCCTTCCCCGCCAAGGTTCCTGCTGGTAAGGTTGTCACCTTCGCGCTGACGGACGCCTTCGTTGAAGGTTTGAAGCAGGTCCGCATCATCAAGGCGGCTGACCCGAAGATGGTCGAGCACTACGGTGTCATCCTGTTCCCGGCCAAGGATGCGCTCACGCTCTACACCACTGATTCAAAATCCTTGGCGGAGGTTCCGGTCCAGGGTAAGTTTGCTAAGGAGCTGGCGAAGGCAGTGCTGCCGTTTGGTTTTGTCAATCAGCTATTGGCGTTCAAGGCGGGAGCGAAGGTCAGTTTCACGCAGGACGCAATCATAGCCGAGGCAGAGGGCGTTCAGGTCTGCTCCAATCTGTTGGACACCGCCGACGTTCACGACCTACCGAAGCTGGTGACAACAACCATTGGCAAGGAGGATACTGCTGCCACGCCGCTACCGAAAGAGTTCAGCGAGGCGCTGGACCGGGCGCTAATCCTCGCGGGGGGCGACTTGGACAAGGCATTCGTGACGTTGACCGCCTCCAAGAAGGACCTGTCCCTGAGCGGCAAGCTGGCTAATGGCGTCCTTCAGGAGAAGTTCACGCTCGGTAGCTCTTCCAGCGGAACCATCACAATTGGATTGGAGCAGATCAAGGGCTTGGCGAAGGACGCTGAGGACTTCGCCATCGTCCAGAAGGCGCTCCTGCTCTTCGGTAAGAACGACGCGTTGTATTTGATAGCGGCGCACGAGGAGGGCAAATGAATTGTATTTACGAAATCGAGGTTCGCGCGCAATGCCCGGTCAATCCGACCGACACGGACCTGTACGCCTTCAAGATCGAATCCGAGGCGCTGATCGAGGTTGAGAAGATCGTCGCCTTCTTCGCCGCCAATGCCGGCAAGGAAAAAGTGTTTCAGGAAGCACTGACGCAAGCGTGCGCTGTGAGGCTCGGTGCCAAGGTCACAAGTGTCGGGAGTCATTCTGGTGTGAAGGTCACCTGTATAGCCCCATGAATCAGAGATTGAGTGAGGGAAACTAAGTTGGCTATTCTAGCGGATTATTCTGCTGGATATAAGACGGCGGTAATTGCTAAAAAGTATGGGGTGTCTCGTACGTATCCCTCGAATCTAGCTGCTCGGCGTGGTCTTCCAATGCGCTGGACGATTGAACGTCGTCGGGATTGGTCTCAGCAAGTGTCTGGCCGGTGAATGCTTCATTATCATGGTACACCTATTACGCCTACTAGTGCGTTACAAGAACTTTCTGGTTGTTGTTTTTGCGTTTCTTTCGCTGCTCCAGGAGACATAGTTCGCTGTCATCAGATTGGTCAGTCAGTTATGTTGGATAACGGCGCTTTCTCGAATTGGACAAGAGGAAAAGCTACGGACTGGATTGCTTATTATTGTTGGTCTGAAAAGTGGTTAGCGTATCCAACGACTTGGGCGGTTATCCCAGATGTTATTGATGGAACTGAAGCTGAGCAGGACCAATTAATTTGTCAATGGCCGTATAAAGAAAGAGGCGCTCCGGTTTGGCACATGAATGAATCGTTGGATCGTTTGATTAGGTTGCTGGAAGACTGGCCGCGTGTTTGTATCGGTTCTACGGCTATATATAGGGTGGTGCTCTCTTCCGCTTGGCAGGTTCGGATGGACCAGGTTTGGAACGAACTTGCTAAACGGTATCAGCGATTTCCCTGGATTCATCTATTACGAGGTATGTCTTGTTCTGGTAAACGCTGGCCTTTTGCTTCAGTGGATAGTACAGATATCGGAAGGAACCATCATCGTCCATTGAATAGTCCTAAAACGATGGCGGATCGATGGGATGCTATTCAGTGTCCCGCGACTTGGAATCCTAAGAATGGGTATCTATTCTAGTGGGTCTTCTATTCTCCAATGAAGGCTCTCTTGATCTGCGGGCCAATCAGGAAGACGCGCTCTTCCATCGGATGGGGTGCAAGGCTTGCCCATTGAGGGATCGTCCTGGGCGGATTGAACCCACTGGTGCCGTGAAACCCCTATTGTACTTTCTGGGTGAAGCGCCGGGGAAAACAGAAGCAAAAGAGCGTAGCCAATTTGTTGGTGAGAGTGGCGCGCTAATCCGTGCCCGTATACCGGCCGACTTCCTCCCAAAGATACGCTGGAATAACATTGTTCGCTCATGGCCTGAGAATAATCGCACGCCGGAGCGTCCTGAAATTGAGGCATGTCGGCCTTCAATTATTGCTGACATAGAGCAGTCAAAGCCGCAAGCCATCTTCGGCTTTGGTGGAACTCCCTTAACCTGGGTCAGCGGGTTTAATCGGATTACCGACTGGCGTGGTCGTCGCATGCCGGTCAAGGTGGGAACCCATACCTGCTGGTACTACCCGATGCTGCATCCGTCCTTCCTATTGCGCCAGCGCCGTAAGGACGAACGTGATGCTTCTCCAACCTATATTGGTTCTGAAGACGAGCGGATGTTCTGCTTCGACCTTCGGGCGGCTTTCGCTGATGTTCTAGCCAGTCTCCCCAAGCCCCTGGTCCATGACGCTCAAAGGGCTCAGGCTGGGGTAGAGATCATCACTGCTGGGGGAGACGAGGGTGTCCGCCAGATAGCTAAGGCTTTGGAGTGGGCCGCTCAGCAGCCCGCTATAGGCGTGGACTACGAGACCAACTGCATCCGCCCCTATATGGCAAAGGCGAAGATACTCACTGCTGCCGTCGGGACTGAGAAGCGCAGCATCGCTTTCCCCTTCGCACATCGTGAGGCACAGTTCACCAAGGCGCAACAGGGACTGATAGCCGACCAATGGCGTAAGTTCATCCTCTCTAAGACCCGCAAGTTTGTCCATAACCTCAGCTTCGAGTTGGAATGGTCCGCGACTTGCTTCGGTGACGACCTACTTCATGCTCCAGGATGGGAGGATAGTGCTACACAGGCATCCATCATCGACGAGCGTAAGGGCAAGAAGACCAATACGGGCGGACCTTTCAGCCTGGAGTTCCTCTGTCAGCAGTACTTCGGCTTCAACGTCAAGAAGCTCTCGAACGTTGACCGAAAGGATTTGGATGGTACTCCGCTATTGACCGTGCTCAATTACAACGCTATTGATGCAAAGTATCACCTGCTTCTAGGATTGGAGCAGGAAGCCGAGATCAAGTATCAGGGCCTGGAGGAGGTCTACCAGCTATCCCTCCGTCGCGTCCCGACCGTCGTCAAGTCGCAGCGAAAGGGCATCCCGGTCGATCAGGCCGAAGTCAAGGTGCTCCAGGAGAAGTACGGGGAGCGTATCGAGCGGCTGGAACAGGACATTGCCGCCATCCCTGTCGTACAGAAGTTCCGACAGGTCAATAGTCGCCCTTACAATCCTAGCTCTCACCCAGATACGATTGAAATCTTCTACAAGATGCTAAAAAGGAGAGAGTGTCTTGTTATCGACAAATACTCCAAGAAGCAGAAGCTCTCTGCCGATGAAGAAATCCTAAGCAAGATTGATCATCCTCTAGCAAAGAAATTGCTAGAGTTGCGGCATGCGGGGAAGCGGATTGGGACTTATGTAAATCCGTTGGATAAGAGCTTCAAGGATACGGTCATTTATCCAGATGGGCTGCTTCATCCGAACTACAATACCTTTTTTGCTGAAACAGGAAGATTAAGCGCTGATGCGCCTAATGTGCAAAATTGGCCTAAGAGAGACGATGAGGGGAAGGAGACCCGTCGTCCGGTAGCCGCCCGGAAAGGTCAGAAGTTCCTTGCATTCGACTGGGGTCAAATCCAAGCTCGTATCATTGCAATGTTTTCTAAGGACAAGAACTTCGTCAAGGCACTCTGGGAACGTTATGATATCCATCAGGAATGGACTGAGCGGCTAGCGACCGACTACCCAGACCGGATAGGGGGTCGAAAGGCGTTGATGGAGTGGAAGTCCAAGAGCCCTGTTGGTAAGAAGATCATCAAGGATTTCCGCACCGATATAAAAAATCAATGGACGTTCCCGCTATTCTTTGGGGCCAAGCTTGAATCGGTCGCTGGCTATTTGAACATCCCAGTTCATATTGTGCGTCCGCACTACAATGCCTTCTGGAAGCAATTTGCTGGTGTTTATACATGGCAAGACGGTGTGCTCAAATTTTACAACGAGTATGGTTATACTGAGTGTCTGACAGGGCGAAGGCGTCACGGTCCGATGGCTTTGAACCAGATTGTCAACAGCCCTGTCCAAGGCACTGAGGCGGAGATCGTATGTGATGGTTGGAGCCGGCTGTTCGAGACGAAAGACGATGAACTCTGCCCGGAGCTGATGATCCATGACGACCTGACTTTCGTACGTATTGAAGAGGACCGGGCGGAGGAAGTTGCGACTAAGGTTTTGGACATCCTGTTGACGGTACCATTCGAGTTTGTGAACGTGCCTATTACAATAGAACTCAGCGCCGGTAGAAACTGGATGCCCTACGATAAGGAACTCAACCCGGAAGGCCTGGAAGAGATTGGGGCCTTCTCCTCTGATACATGGTTCGCGAAATGACGCCAGATGTTTTGGTTATAATTGCGATAGCGGCTTATGGGTTTCCTGTGAAGCCTATACTTCAATCCAAAGATTTGGCTTCTTGTGAAGAGGCTAGAGCTTTATTCTTGAAAGTGCCGTCTACTGATTCGCGGTACGTTGTTTGTTTGCCGGGAAGTATACATCAATGACTGAAACCTCCCTCCTCACAAAGTATCGCCCGACTTGTTTTGAAGAGGTAATCGGACAGGAATCTGTCGTTCGCTCGCTCTTCAACGCACTCAAGACCCGGTCCAGTCACGCCTTTCTGTTCGTTGGGCCGTCCGGCACCGGCAAGACTACGCTTGCACGATTGGCCGCCAAGCAACTTGGCTGTAAGGATATTGACCTGATCGAGATTGACTGCGCCAGCAATACTGGCATCGATGAGATGCGGAAGGTGGCGTCCGACCTTCTCTACCGCCCGTTAGGCGAAGGCTCGATCAAGGCGGTCATTGCAGATGAGTGTTTTATTGCGGGAACAAGAGTACGAACTCCAGAGGGGTATAGGGCTATCGAGAGCCTGAAAGCTGGCGATAGAGTTATGGGGGCTCTTGGGGTCCAGACGATAAAATCTGTTTCTAGCAAAAAAGTTCCAATAGCGCGCTTGCTAAGCGTGTGTTTTGGGAGTATAAAGATTATCTGTTCGCGGGAACACCCATTTTTGACAGATGCCGGGTGGGTTGAGGCTGAGGCTTTGCATGGAAAAAGTGTGTGTAAAGAAGTACCGATTGCTTTGTGTAAAGTGTGGGATGAAGTTTGCAAGCTCCACCAAGAACAAGCGGAATTGTCCAGATTGCTTAAAGGCAGATTGTGTAGTTTGTGGCAAACAGTTTCAGATAAATTTACATTCTGGGAAACGATTAACTTGTTCAGACCCAGCTTGCATTTCTGCAATTCGACGGCAAATCAATTTGGAGGCTTGGAAGACTCGTTCACGGGTTTGGTCTCCAGAGACCTTAGTAGCTCGGGGGGCGGGGGTTCGAAGGGCTTGGAAGGAAAATCCACAAGCCTACGATCAAAGTCGTTTACTACATTCAAAGCGAATGAAACAAAACAATCCTATGCATATGCCTGGGATTATAGACAAAGCATTGGCGACCAAGGAGAAGAAAGGAACGCTTCATATTTGGTTGGCTCCACAAGGAGGCAACGGCCGAGGTCCTACCAAACCGCAGGCTTTATTACACTCTTTAGTCGGTGGATTTTTGGAATGGGTAATTCCTACTGGGCATTTTGCAGGGGAAGATGGTTGGCCGCCAAATTACAAAGTAGATATTGGATTTCCAGAAGTTCGGTTGGCTGTCGAAGTAGATGGAGAAACTCACAAGGGGAAGCAGAAGATTGTGGATCAACGCAAAGACTTACGATTGAACGAGTTAGGGTGGAAAGTCTTACGGCTGACGAACAAAGAAATCTTAAAGGACCCGCAGGCGGCTGCGAACAAGGTTCGATCTTGTGTTTCGACCTCGAAATAGAGGAACACCCTTCGTATATAGTAGAGGAGTTAATTGTACATAATTGCCACGCTTTATCAAAGTCGGCAGTGACCTCTTTGCTCAAGATCGTAGAGGACCCGCCGGCACACGCATTTTGGTTTTTCTGTACCACCGAAGCTAGTAAGGTTCCAGCCGCGCTTAAGACCCGGTGCCTCAGCTACGAGTTGAAGTCTGTCTCAATTTCGGTTCTGGGCGACTTTCTCGAAGAGATTATCGAAGCCGAGAAGCTGAAGGTAACGGGCGATATTGTTGACCTCTGCGCCAAGGAAGCAAGAGGCTCCCCGCGTCAAGCCCTCGCCAATCTGGCGCTCTGTGCTATTGCCAAGACCAAGGCTGAAGCGGCTGATCTGCTTTCGACGGCGGAAGGTTCCGAGACTGCCTTCGCACTCGCCCAGGCGCTCTACAAAGGTGCGGGCTGGTCCGAGCTTCAGCAGCTGATCGGTAAACTGGGCGAGGTCAATCCCGAATCCGTCCGGCATGTTGTGCGTGCCTACGGGACGAAGGTAGCCCTCGGTGCGCAAAAGCAAGCCGTTGCTCAATCGGCCTTGGCGGTCCTAGATGCGTTTTCGACCCCATTCAACTCCAGCGACGGGCTGACGCCGCTCGTGCTGGCTTGTGGAAGGTTGACGCTGCAATGATTAGTCAAATCACTGCTGGGGTGGTTGTTACATTGACAATCGAGGTTTCTAATTGCGGTACTTGGGGGATTGGGTGTGATATTGCTCAGGTTCATAAGCAAGCGATGGATGGAGCAATAGGATATGTGAAGGACCGTTGCGATAAGGACAGACGCATTCGAATTATTGGTCAGCCTCAAGTGCGGACGATCATAACCGAAGAAATTAGGTAGGATCAATGGAACGAGTAATTGCTAGAAAGCCCGCGTTCACGTTGGACACGCTCCGCGCCCAGCTTCAGATCGATAAGGACGATTTGGACACCTGTCTAGTCGAGCAGCCGGACCTCTACTACCATGTGGCGGAAGCCTATGTCATGGCGGTCGCCAAGCGGGACGAGGCCAAGCTCAATATGGAGCAGGTTACGGCCGAATTGGACAAGCAGTTTCGCCAAGCCGCAGCCGAAGCCGAAGAGAAGCTGACAGAGGCCGCGCTCTCCCGTAAGCTGACTGCCTCCCCGCGAATGCAGACCCTGGAGAAGGACTATCTGCTCTATCGGGTTGAGGCGGATAAGTGGCAAGCTCTCAAGGAGGCGTTCCAGCAGCGCTCCTTCATGTTGCGTGAGCTGGTCGCCGTGTATGTTCGAAGGATGGGCGACCTCTCATTGGACCGCGAGGTTAAGGGTACTCGCCAGACTCTCGTGGATGCGCAGGCGGATAAGAACCATGAAGCTGCGTCTAGAGCTAGGCGCGAGAGGTTTGGCCGATGAGTGATTTTGGATTATAGCACGATGGGCCTGATCATTCTTCTTTGGTTTTTGTGCGGGATCGCTATTCATGTGCAACAAGCAAATAAGATGAAAACTTGGTGTGGAACTCCTGTTTGGGAGGAACCCACTACTTACGTTATGTTCTTTCCTGCAATGATTGCAGGACCAGTACTATTACTCTTTATGAGCAAAGATGATAAGTCGAATGAATGAAGTTGAAAATCTGCTATGGGGAGCACTTGGGATAATCGCTTTTGTGCTGCTCTGTTACGCGGGTAGCCGCGCGGCGGCGGTGGCCTGGTATCGAACGAAGCTGGAATATCTGAGATCAGTCATGAAGGAAGGGAACAGGAATGGCGAAGGTTAGCGGAGGTTTTGTCTATAGGGGGAACTTGCGCACCCCGGAGGATGTTGCGCGACGAGCTAAGCACTCGTCAGGATTGTACGACAGTGCTATTCTGGATGGCTTCACGGTGTTCAAGCCGAAGGAGGGCGAGAACATCATCCGTATCTTACCCTTTACCTGGCAGGACGTGGATAAGTGGGGGGCGTCTTGGGAGATCATCGTCGCGGTCCACAACAATATCGGCCCGGACCGGGGGACTTTCATTTGCCTCGATAAGATGCAGGATGAATCCTGCCCGGTCTGTGAAGCGCGGCGGTCTGCGGTGGACGATGAGGAACGCTATGCCCTCGCCCCGAATGAGCGGGCGCTCTGCTGGCTGATTGACCGGAACGATGAGAAGGCCGGTCCGCAGTGGTGGCTGATGCCGATCAAGAAGGTCTTCAAGGTCATCAATGCACGGTCCACCGACAAGAAGTCCGGTGCGCTGCTCCTGGTGGACGACCCCGAGGAAGGCTATGACATTTACTTCACGCGGGAAGGTACGGGCAAGACGACTGACTACACGGGTGTGGAGATCGACCGCGACCCGACGCCGCCGAGTGAGAATGCGGCAACGCAGGCGAAGTGGCTGGCCTATGTCCAAGAGCACCCGCTGCCGGATATCCTCAACTTCCAGGACCACGACTATATCGAGAAGGTCTTGATGGGGCGGGTCTCCAAGAAGGCTGAGGCTGAGGCAGAGGAGGACGAGGCCGCTGAGCCCGCTCCCCGCACCCGCCGCCGCCCAGGAGTTGAGGATAGTGGCGACCCGACTGACGCCGACCCCCCGCCTAGAACGGCCCGTAGACGCCCTGTAGAGGCCCAGGAAGAGGGTTCCGAGGCTGAGGGGGAGGAAGCTACCCCCGCGCCGACCCGCGCTAGGCGGCGTCCTGAGCCTGAACCTGAGGCTGAGGAGGCGGAACCCGAACTGGAGGCCAGTCCCATTGGCCGTCGCCGTCCGGTTGCGGAGGAACCTGAGGAAGAGCCTGAAGCTGACCCCCCGCCGCGAACCACTAGGCGTCGTGCCCCGGCCGCAGAACCAGAGGAAGAGGAAATCCCCCCGGAGAGTGCAGCCGCCCGTCGCTCCCTGGAGAAGCTCCGCCCTGGAGCCCGAAGGTAGGGAATGGTTGCACGCTATCAGCCGAAGGTGAATGGTGCGACGGGCGGGGATTATTTCCCCGCCCGTGATCTTGAATTCATTTCTTCTGGTTGCACGCTTCTCGATTTGGTTTTGGGTGGTGGTTGGATTATTGGCCGTCCTGTCAATATCGTTGGGGACAAGTCAGTTGGGAAGACGCTGATTGCGATTGAAGCATCGGCTAATTTGCGTAGGAAATTCCCGCGCGGTAATATCTGGTACCGCGAGTCGGAAGCTGCATTTGATATTTCTTACGCAAAACGGGTAGGTCTACCTGCTGATAAGGTTGATTTCGGCCTAGAGGGCATAGATACGCTTTGGGACACGGTTGACCAGGTTTTCGATGATGCGGAACATTGTATCAGTCTTGGTGCTAAGTCAAAGCAGCCGGGGCTATATATTATTGATTCACTGGACGCATTGACCTCTGATGAAGAGCGCAAGCGCGACCGTTCCAAAGGTACCTATGGCCAGTCCAAAGCCAAGACCATGAGCGAGATGTTCCGGGTCTTGGTACGCGGCTTCAAGAAAAGCCGCATTTGCTTCATGGTGATTTCCCAGATCAGAGACAAGATTGGCGCGACTTTTGGGGTAAAGTATACGCGTACGGGCGGTAAGGCGCTGGACTTTTATTCCAATCAGACGGTTTATCTCAGTCACATTGGAACCATTGTCAAGACCGTTAATGGGATGAAGCGGGTTTTGGGTGTGCGTATCCGTGCTAAATGTACAAAGAATAAGGTAGCAGAATCATTTGGGGAGTGCGAGTTTGTTATACGCTTTGGTTATGGGATTGATGACTTCCGTGCTAATGTAGAATGGCTTGCCCAAGTTGGCGCTTTGGAGGATATTGGGGTCGATGCTGGCAAGTCTGCGTTGGAGGCAGTCGAGAAGTATCTGATTGAAAGCGATAAGCTCCCAGACGATAAGTACGAGGCACGAGTTAGAAATGCGCAAATCCTCGTCCGTCAGATTTGGAAGGAAGAGAGTATTGCTCGCCAGCCTAAGCGGCAGAAGTATGGGGAGAGGCGAGCCGAATGAGTATTGATCGTGTAGCCAGAGCGATTTACGAAGCGGCGCCGCGTACCAAAACTTGGTGGCCCGGCATTGGTGAGGCCATTCTATGGGATGAGATGGTTTATGACTGGCCTCCCTTGACTAAGGAGCCGTATCGCGAACTGGCTCGTGCTGCTATAGCTGTAATAGCTGCAATGATGGTCGATCAGATGTACGCCGCGCTCCAGCCGTTGGCGGATATTCCTTTGTGGCGTGATACCCACCCAAGACTTGATATATTGGCGGGTGAGAGGTTGCCGTTTACGGCAGAGCAGGTCCGAAAGGCTCGCGCATTGCTGGAGAAAACTTAATACTTGCTTTCTTTCCATTTGCGCGGTATACAGGCGGCTTGTGACTTTTCGTTGGGCCTTCGGGGTAAATCAAAACTGATGTCGGGCTCTACCTGGATTGTGGCAAGAACCAAACCCTCACGCGAACGGTGGGCTGCTGAAAACGTCGCCAATCAGGGCTATGACTACTACTTCCCCAAGATATTTCAGGTGCGCAAGAATATAGCAAGAGCCGAACCACTTTTCCCCTGCTATCTTTTCATCAAGACAGACGGTTCCTGGCGCGTCCTTTTAAGTACATTCGGCATTTCCTCAGTAGTGGTTTTCGGCAACTCCCCCGCTACAGTCTCTCAGCAGATCATCGACAACTTCAAGGCACGTGAAACTGACGGTTGCGTTGAGCTGCCGGCACTGGAAGAGTGCGCCGCCCGGTTCAAGGAAGGTGAACGTGTCCGTATCAAGGAAGGTCTCTTCTCCGGGCATGTTGGGGTCTATCAGGGCCAGGATCCAAAGCAGCGCGAGAAGGTCTTGCTGGACTTCCTCGGTCGTAAAACGTCTGTCCTCCTAATCCCAGAGCTGTTGGAAGCAGCCTGAACGTTTGGGACGAATAGTTCCGGTATGTATTAGCTAATAGGCCATAAGGGTCTATTCGCATCGGCGGTAGCGTGTATAAAATGACAACCATTCAAGACAAGATTTTTGGGATGTCTTCTGCGGCTCGTGAAGTCGTGAAGTGTTTGTTCTTCCATGGCCCAACCTGGGATGGAAATATTCCTTCTAAGGAAGGGC